ATAGAAGAAGAGTGGGAAGAAGATTATAAAGACCACCATCCTTCGCATGGACACATACAGTTTGCAAGTGGTACTTCAGCAGGATATTCTTGTACAAACTTTTTAGTAAAACCTAGAGTAGGAGATTTTTATATATTTCCTGCACAGTTATTTCATTGTGTCTATCCATTTAAAACAAAAGGAGAACGTAGGTCGTTTAGTATGAACATGAACTTCCTAGAGATTCCAAAACAAAAACCAAAACAGGATGATTTTTCAACACTTCAAAGTTTTGAAGAATAATTATTATCATGGATAAAGAGAACCCATCTTTAAATGATTTTTTACCTTCTGTTGATGAAGGTTATGTAGCAAAGGCAGGTTTAAAATTAAAAAATATAAAACAAAAAGATATAGTTTCAAGGGCAGATATATTAAATGTTATATCAAAAATATATGACCCTGAAATACCTGTTAATATTTATGAGTTAGGTTTAATTTATAATATACATAAACATGATAATGGGGATGTTGATATAGAAATGTCATTAACATCTCCAAGTTGCCCAGTTGCAGGGGAACTGCCAAAAGAAGTAGCTAATAAAGTATCTAAACTTAAAAATGTTGGTTTAGTTTCTGTACATTTAATTTGGCAACCTGCTTGGACACCTGAAAGAATGAGTGAAGATGCTAAGATGGCATTAGGTTATAATTTTTAATTGAAAGGAGATAAATAATGTTAGACAAATTAAAACGATTATTTTTTTGGTTTAATACAGATGAATCACAAGACCCACAAATGGATAATGTATTACGAACTGTTGTAATAATTTTATTTGGGTGGTTTGTGGTAGCATTTCTAATGGATTTACTATTATGAAGTTTATAGTTACATCTTGGAACTTTGTTATGAATCACAAAAGTAATCCACTTAAACATATTCCCGATTTAAATACTAGACATTTTGTTATGCAAGTGTTAGCTTGGATGTGGTGCATATCTTTTTCTATGTACTTTGGTAGTATGTGGGTGTTTGGTTTTACTGCAATAGCACACTCAATTATTATAGGTGCTATTGTATTAACTGTAGCTACCTTTGAAACAGCAAAGAGAAGACCACAATACTTTGGTGGTTTAGGTCGTGGAGTAGGTGGGGAACATGAATAAGAAAGGAGATAAATAATGTTAGGTAGAGTACTTCATTTTTTAAACAGAGTTGAAATAGATTTAGTGCTAAAGATTATCGTTATCTTTATCGTTGCACTAGGTATATTATCAACTGCCATACATTTTATAGGAGTATAGGATATGAAACTTACAATAGATGTTGAGAATACAATAACTAAAAGAGATGATAAAAAACATCTTGACCCATTTGAACCTACTAATAGATTAGTTTTAGTGGGTGCAAAGCAAGAAGATAACACATATCATCTCTTTGACGAAAAGAATAATTTTGCTGGGTTACAAGAGTTATTAGACCGAGCAACTATTTTAATTGGTCATAATATTGCGTATGATTTAGTTTGGTTATGGGAGTGTGGATTTAAATATGATGGTCCTATATTTGATACCATGTTAGCAGAGTATGTACTTCAACGAGGTATTAAAAAACCATTATCTCTTGAAGCCTGTGCTGAAAGGTATGACTTAGAAACTAAAAAGCAAGATACTTTAAAACAATATTTTGCAAAAGGTTTGAATGTTGATGAGATACCTAGAGTAGAATTAATAGAATATTTATGTGCAGATTTACGAGCAACACAAGAATTATCTGATAGGTTATACAAAAAATTAAACACAGTAAAACATTCAGGATTAATGGACACAATTTTACTTACAAATGAAGTGTCTATGTGTTTAGCTAAGATTTACCACAGAGGATTTAAGGTCGATAGTGATGAATTACATAAAGTTAAAACAGACTTTGAAAAAGAACAGAAAGAGTTACAAGATTCTTTACAGAAACAAGTTACAGACTTAATGGGAGATACTCCTATTAACCTTAATAGTCCTGAACAATTATCATGGATAATATATAGTCGTAAACCAAAAGATAAATCTATGTGGCAAAATTCATTTCAACCTTATATGTCAAAGTCTGACTATAAAACTATGATAGTAAGTCATTCTGATGTATTGTATAAAACTACAGCGAAACAATGTAATATTTGTAAGGGGTTTGGTTCTTATACAAAAACAAAAGTTAATGGAAATCCTTATGCAAAACCCACGACTTGCAAAACTTGTAATGGGCAAGGGTATATTTTTGTTCCTACAAAAAATGTAGCAGGTTTAAGATTTGTAGCACCTAATGCTAAATGGGTTAGTGCTAATGGATTTACTACAAATAAAGTAAATTTAGATTTGTTAGAACAGTTTGCTAAGTCAAAAAATATGTCTGATGCAGTTACATTCTTAGGTCGTGTTAAAAGGTTAAGTGCTTTAGATACTTACTTATCATCTTTTGTTGATGGTATAAAATCTTTTACAAAACAAGATGGTATGCTTCATGTTAGATTATTACAACATAGAACAGCAACAGGTAGACTTTCAGGAGCAGACCCTAATATGCAGAATATGCCTAGAGGTGGTACATTTCCAGTAAAAAAAGTATTTGTATCACGATTTGAGGGTGGCAAGATACTTGAAGCTGACTTTGCTCAGTTAGAGTTTCGCACTGCTGCCTATTTATCACAAGACAAGGTGGCAATAAATGAAGTTAAAACAGGGTTTGATGTACATTCGTATACTGCCGATATTATTACGAGTGCAGGTCAAAATATATCTCGGCAAGATGCGAAAGCACATACCTTTGCTCCGTTATATGGAGCAACGGGATACGGAAGAACAGCAGAAGAAGCTCAATACTATAAACACTTTACAAAAAAATACAGAGGGGTCGAAGTTTGGCATACCAAATTGGCTAAAGAAGCTATAACAACTAAAAAAATAGTTACACCTTCAGGCAGAGAGTTTTCTTTTCCTTCAGTTTCTAGAAGAAGAAATGGAAGTGTAACTAACTTTACACAGATTAAAAATTATCCAGTACAATCTTTTGCTACTGCTGATATTGTTCCTATAGCATTATTGTATATAGATAAACTGCTAAACCCTTTACAATCTTGTATTGTGAACACAGTACATGATTCTATTGTTATAGACGTTCATCCCGAAGAACAAAAACAAGTGTTATTTATAATACAAAATACAAATAACTTCTTACCAACTTTAATAAATCAAAGATGGAATATAGATTTTAATGTTCCTCTAGAATTAGAAGCAAAAATTGGTAATAACTGGCTTGACACACACAATGTAGTATGATATAACAATGATACTTTTTAAATATCCCAACTTGGGATTTTTAATTTTATGAAAGGAGAAAAATATGACAACAACAGAAATGACAACGATAAATACTGAGAATTATTCAGCTATGGCTCAAGTGATGGGTATATCTGACGATAATTCTAATAAAAATAAAAAATCAACTAATCTAAATAGATTAAGACTTTGGCACTCGCCTATCATGGGTCAAGAAGAGATTAAGGGTAAACTTACTAAGGTTGAAGTAATCGAAGGTGGAACTTATAGACTAGAAATATTAGAAGATGATACTTCTAAATTTGTATATTCTAAGGATATAAGAGTTCAACCATTTATGCAAAGATTTATGTATCGCAGATATGTAGCGAATATTAATGCTAAAGAGGGAGAACCTAGAGGTTCTTTTCATAGAACTATTATGTCCAATACTTTAAATCAAGATTTAAAAGATAATACAGGTAAGTTTAACTGTGGAAAACCTACAGGATATGTAGAAGATTTTAAATCTCTTCCTACAGAGATGCAAGACTTAATAAGAAATATAAAAAGAGTTAGAGTTATGTTTGGTGTAGTAACCATGATAAATCCTATGGATTCTAATGGTGATGAAATTAAGAAAGAAATAAAAACTCCTTTTATATGGGAGATAGATAATAAAGAAGCATTTAAAACTGTTGGAGTGCCTTTTCAAGAATTTGCAAAGACACAGAGATTACCTATTCAACATGATATAGTTTTTTCTGCTCCTAAAGAGCATGAACTTTCTAGTGGTTCTAAATACTATACTCCTATTTGTAGTATAGATAGTTCTGTTAATCATTCTATTTCTACAGAGGATGAAAAATTATTTAATGATTTTTTAGAGTGGGTAAAAAATTATAATGATTATATCTGTAAGGAATGGGATAGCAAAGCTATTCAAAGACAAGATGAAATTTCAGATGAAGATGCTAGTGTAGTTGAAGATTTTATTGAAATGGATATAGAGGATAAATAATGCATCATCCTAGAGAACTATCCTTACATAAATATATGTTAGATGTTTCAAATCAAAATGCCACTATGTCTGAGGTAACTATAAAACAAGTATCTTCAGACATAGAGGATGCTCTTAGAAGACAATTTGGAAGCAATAAAAAATCTTTTGCTTTTCGTATGTCTAATATAGGAAAACCATATTGTCAGTTGTGGTTTGATAAAAATAAACCTAAAACTGCACTACCTAAATCTAATACTTTTATTATGAATATGATGATTGGAGATATTGTTGAAGCAGTTTTTAAAGGTTTGTTAAAAGAAGCTGGAGTTGAATATAAGAATAGTTCAAAAGTTACTCTACAATTATCTAATGCTGATATATCAGGCACTTATGATATTATTATTGATGGTGCAGTTGATGATATAAAATCTGCTTCTGATTGGTCTTATAAAAATAAATTTGAATCTTTTGATTCATTATCTAAAAATGATGGATTTGGATATATTGGGCAACTAGCAGGATATGCAAAAGCATCTAAGAAAAAAATAGGTGGTTGGTGGGTTGTTAATAAAGGTAATGGACAATTTAAATATGTTCCCGCAGATATTGACATTGAAAAAGAAATATCTATATTAGATAAAAAGATGAACAAACTTATAGAGAATAAGTTTGAAAGGTCTTTTGAAGAGGAAGAAGAATTATTTAGAAGTAAACCAACAGGTAATAAAATTCTATGTAAAACTTGTTCCTTTTGTTCTTATAGAAAAGAGTGTTGGTCAACTCTTCAAGAGTTACCATCTCTTGTTTCTAAAGCACAGAATAAAAAAACTGTGCCGTATACATATATAGGAAAGGAGTATAAAAATGGATAATGAAATGGAAATGTTAGCTGAAGAAATCAAAGAAATGGAAAAGGCTTTGATGGAAAAGAAAAAAGAATTTAGGGAAAAACGAACAGCAAGTTTACGGACTGCATTACAAGCAAAGCAAGAAGCAGAGAAAGCTGTACGTGAAGAACTAAAAGCTCTTGGTTATTCTGCTTCAGATGAATGGAGTCCTTTTAGGTATAAAAGTGTCTTCTTCTAAAGATAAAGAAATAACTAAAGAACAAGCAACAAAAGCAGGGTATAGAAGTATATTTGAATTTTGTATTGCTAAATTTTTAAAAAGTATAAAACGAAAGTTTAGATACGAAAAAATAAAAATAGCTTGGTATTACGTTCAAAAGAGATTCTATACACCTGATTTTGTTCTTGACAATGGTATAATAATTGAAGTAAAAGGTTGGTTTAAACAATCAGATAGAGTTAAACATTTATCTATACAAAAACAACATCCTGAATTAGATATTCGTTTTATTTTTCAAAATGAAAATAATATGCTTTACAAAGGGTCTAAAACTACGTATGCTAAATGGTGTAAAGAACATAAGTTTAAATATGCTAATAGAGTTATACCGAAGAAATGGTTAAATGAAAAAGGGAAAGATAAATTTCCTAAAAAAATAGAAATTAAAAACAACAACATAAGGAGATTATATAATGTATAAACCAGAAATATTTAGTGTAAACTTATTACCATCTATGGATAAAGATAATGTGTGGACAGGGGGTCTATATGTTACTATTTCTACAGATAAAAAAAATCCTTTAGAAAAGAATAGTTATAATGACTTAATGGAATACACACAGATAGTTGCATCTGTGGTTGCTTATATGGAAAAATATCCCTCTTTAAGAGGTAAACTAATGGATTTTCTAGATGAGATAGAAGAAGAAAATATGATAAATGATGAAAATAATATAGTACAAGTTGACTTTCAAAACAAAAAAAGAGTACATTAATGTTATGAAAGTTAAAATTTTTATAACTGTAAATGTTGATGAAGAAGAGTATCAGATACCTGCTGATGAAGATGTTGGTAGCGAACTAGAAGACTCAATAAAAGACCATTTATATGATGTAGGTGGTATTAAAATAATAAATATAAAATCAATTACGGAGAGATAACTATGATTAATAATGCACTACCAACAGACTACCAAAACTTTATAGCACTATCTAGGTATGCTAGATGGAAAGATGATGAGCAAAGAAGAGAATCTTGGGGAGAAACTGTAACAAGATATATGGATTATATGAGTAATCATTTAGAGAATAATTATGATTATACAATCCCTACAGAATTAAAGAGTAGATTATATGATGCAATATACTCACAGCAGATTATGCCAAGTATGCGAGCATTGATGACATCAGGACCTGCTTTAGATAGATGCCATGTTGCAGGGTATAACTGTTCATATATACCTATAGATAGCCCTAGAGCTTTTGATGAATGTATGTATATATTAATGTGTGGCACAGGTGTAGGGTTTTCTGTAGAAAGAGAAAATGTAGACAAACTACCTATCATTAATGAAGACTTCCATGAATCTGACACAGTAATTAAGGTAGGAGATAGCAGACCCGGTTGGGCTAAATCTTTAAGAGAGTTAATTGCTATGTTATATGCAGGACAGATACCTCAGTTTAATATTGAAGATGTAAGACCTGCAGGTGCAAGATTAAAGACATTTGGTGGTAGAGCATCAGGTCCTCAACCTTTGGTAGACTTATATCATTTTTGTGTAAGCATATTTAAAAATGCTGCAGGTAGAAGATTATATCCAGTAGAGTGCCATGATATTATGTGTAAGATTGGTGAAGTTGTTGTTGTAGGTGGTGTTAGAAGGTCAGCATTGATTAGTTTATCTAATCTTGGTGATGACCAAATGCGACACGCTAAGTCAGGTTCTTGGTGGGAAAACGAAGGACAACGAGCATTAGCAAATAACTCTGTTGCCTATAAAGGTAAAGTACAAATGGAAACATTTATGCGAGAGTGGTTAGCTCTTGTAGAAAGTAAGTCAGGAGAAAGAGGTATCTTTAATCGTAAGTCTGCTGTTAAACAAGCAGAGAAAAATGGTAGAAGAAATACAGAGTTTGCATTTGGTTGTAATCCTTGTAGTGAGATTATACTAAGACCTTATCAATTCTGTAACCTATCTGAAGTTGTCGCAAGAGAGAATGATACATTAGAAACTTTACAAGAAAAGGTAGAACTTGCTACAATACTAGGTACGTTTCAATCTACACTCACAGACTTTAAATATATTAGAAAGATATGGAAAGATAATACAGAAGAAGAAAGATTATTAGGAGTATCTTTAACAGGTATATTAGATTGTCCTACACTTGTTCCTAAGAATGGTAGTATAGATAATCATATATTAAAATGTGTGTTAGAAAACTTAAAAGAAACTGCTGTAACAACAAATGCTGTTTATGCCAAGCAATTAGAAATACCACAATCCACTGCTATTACTTGTGTTAAACCTAGTGGCACAGTATCACAGCTTGTAGATAGTGCTAGTGGTATTCATGCTAGACATAATGATTATTACATCAGAACTGTTAGAGGTGATGTAAAAGACCCATTAACACAGTTTATGATAGAGCAAGGCATACCTAGTGAACCTGATGTAATGAAACCTCAAAGTGTTATGGTGTTTAGTTTTCCAATGAAATCACCACCTAATGCTATTAAGCGAAATGATAAGTCTGCTTTATGGCAATTAGAAACATGGTTGATGTATCAAAGATATTGGTGTGAACATAAACCCTCTGTTACAATAACAGTTAGAGAAGAAGAATGGATGGAAGTTGGTGCTTGGGTGTATAAACATTTTGATGAAGTATCAGGTATTAGTTTCCTACCACATAGCGACCACTCTTATAAGCAAGCACCTTATCAAGACATTACAGAAAAAGAATATAATGAATGGATGGATAAGATGCCAAAGAATATAGATTGGTCAAAACTACAAGAGTTTGAAAGAGAAGATACTACTACAGGTGGTAGAGAATTAGCTTGTACAGCAGACTCTTGTGAAGTCGTTGATTTAACTTAACAAATAGAAAGGAGTATTCCTTATGAGTATAGAACCTAGTAAAGATAATAGAAAAAAGTTTGACATTGATTTGAAATATGGTAAAGTAAGAGAACAAATGATTGTCGATATGTTACAAGATAAAAAGATAGAGGTAAAAAGTGAAAGAGATATTTGGCAAACTTCGGGTAATATTGCTGTCGAGTATGAGAGCTATGGTAAACCTAGTGGAATTAACAGTACGGAGTCGGATTATTGGTTTCATAATCTTTGTATTGGAGATGAAACATTTGCTACGATTGTTTTTGAAACGAAGAACCTCAAAAAAATAATCAACAATCTTGATTATAAAAGAAGTGTAAAAGGTGGTGATAACAATGCTTCACGTATGTATCTATTAAATATACAAAGATTGTTTTCATCAGATGTGATTAAGGCTTTTAAAAAGGAGATAAAAGATGCGACAAATGTTAATTAATACTGCTAAATCATACTATATAGGTATGATAAATAGAAGAGTAGCCAATGTTGAAGTGTTGTTAAATCAACCTGTAGGTATTGGTGAACATGGTGATATACAAGAAGAGATAGAAAAACATCTTGGAATAATTGCAGATTACCATGACAAGATAGAGATACTAGAAAAATACTTTAACAAAAAAGAGGAGAGTAAAGATGATACAAAAAAGGAAAAAATATCTAAGTAAATATGATGCACCACTAAGTATTCAATTTGGGTGGGGATATAAAGCCTTCAAAAGAGGTAGTTTAGATAGTAAATTGAAGCAAAACTCTATGCAACATAGAGAATGGCAAAGAGGTTGGAATACAGCCTATTTTGAAAATTTAAAGAAAGTAAAACAACGTGAACAAGTTAGAGCAAGAAGCTAAAGATTTTTTAGCTAAAAAGAAAAACAATACAAATGACAAGATTTTAGCAGATATTAAGTCAACAATAGCTTTGTTAGAATCTTGTCAAATAAAATTAAATGATATTGTGAGAGTATTACTTAAAATCAATAGATAATAATTCATTAAGAATTTTAATATTTGTTAAATCTAATCGGAACTCTTTTTTATTTGGGTCGTATAATTCTTCTATTTCTTCTAGACTATTTAATCCTAATCTTTTTTTAAAATATTCTAAATCTACATTATCTCGTTCATAAAATGCTTTCATTTCTGTTCGTAAAAAGCGTTCTCTAGATTCTTTATCTCGATTATCTAATGAATTGTATCTATTATACATACTAGCTGCTTTTACATCACCATCATCTAATTTTTTTATTTCTTCTGTAATAGATGTTCTTACTTTTGATATTTCATTTCTTATTCTTGAAGCAGCAATCCTATCTATTAATTTTGGGTCTGTTATTCTTTGTCCTGCTATTAAAACTTTTTTAGCATTATCAAATGCATCTAGTATAAGATTAGCCATATATCTATTATTCCATTCCCCCATTCTTTTATTAAACTCTGCATTTTGGATATCATTGCTGGTTTTACCCATAAAATCTTTGTAGGTAAATCCTAACCTTCCTAATTCTTTATAATATGGTGGGGGTGCTTTTGTAAGAGTTGCACCAAATAGTAACTTCATCCAAGATAATACTCTAACAGGTGTTTGTTCAAATATAGGACTCTCTGCAAAATATCTTTTATCTTCTTTTATTCTTTCTAATTCTGCATCTGATGCTTCAAAAATTCGCATTACCCTATCAAGTCTACCTTTAATAGGTTTAGCAAATCCATCCATAAAAGCACCTACTCCACTTTCATATGTTGGGTCAGCTAAATATGCTCTTCTACGTTCATGTGGGTCAGCTATAGCTGTAAAGTGTAAAAATTTTTCATCAGATGGAGCTCTTATAGGTACTTCAGCAAATTGAAAAATAGGTTGTCCAAAACCACTAGCAGCATCACCAAAATATTCTCCTAGTCTAGCATAAGAACGCATACTCTGTACATTATCAGAGTCAGGGTCTATACTATTTATTATATCATCTGTTATTTTTATTAAAGGACCTGCACCTCTAAATGTAGAACCAAAAAAACCTTGCATCAATTCTCTTCCTGTTGCAGGCAATCCTAATGTAGTTTTTCCCGGTCTACCTTCTCCTGTTAATTGAAATGCTTTATATCCTTCTGTTTTCCATTTATTAAAATCTTTTAATTTTAAGGCTTCATTAACATTAAATCCAATTTTATATGGATTAGGTACATTTACTCCCATCATGTTAAAAAAATTGTTTTCTGACCTATGTATCATTTCTCCTATTAATAGATAGGGTGCTAAAGGAAAATAATATAATGCATTATACTCATTGCCATCTCTATCTACCAAGTTGTGAAACTCTGCACCAGCAGTTCCTGTTTCAGGGTCACGTAAATAATACCCTAAAGAAATTAAAGGTGTTCCACCTGCAATTCCTTGTGCTATTCTACGAAATCCTTTATCAGACCTATAGGTACTACCTGCAGCAGAACCATACAATACTTCTCCTAAACCATGAACAATACCAGTATGATTATAATTATAAGTCATTTCTATTGCTTTAAACATAAAACGAGGAAACGGAGCAATCCAAGTTCCTACAATACTTCTAACTAACATATTATTTATAGCTTTGAAAGGACCAAACTCAGGTTCACTTGCATAGGTAAAATTTAATGCATCATCTACAGCTTTTTCTATATCTGCTTCATCTAGATGTTTTAAAAGTTCACCATTTCTTAAAACTTTCATCATGTCATTTTGACCTTTATCTATCAACATTCTTTGCATAGATGCAGCAAAATGACCATTTCTATAAACAGCTTCTTGAAATCTGTTAAGACCATTTACCATATGAAGCACATTCTCTGCTGTGTCCAAAACACGATTAGGTTTTGTATCTAAACCATTTTGTAATCTTGCAGTTCCGTTTTGAGAAGGGTTTAATTTTTTAACTAAATTTACAGATTCAGCATAATTACTTGCAAATTTTGCCCTTTGCTCAGGAAACATTCCTAAAATACTTTGTGTTAAAACAGCAGCTTCTTGTTGGTCATAAAATGTAAATCTTAACTGTGACATTGTTCCTTCAAGACTTACTTTTTTTCTAGGATTTAAAACACTCTCTAAAAAATATATTGGCATTTCTACAGCACTACGTATTTTTTGCGAATAGTTATTTCTAATTGCTGTAGGAATTGCACTAACAAGTGCTAATCTTCTTAAATTTTCAGCGTGTAATGCAGCATCATATACTCCAATAACTTTTTTACCAGATGCAGTTTTTTTAACTTTTCTTAATTGTGTTTTTAATGCTTGCTGTTGTGTTTTTAATGTTTGTATAGCAGTTCTAGAACCACTATCTATAGCTAATGCTAAATTAGCACTATTTTTTCTTAACTTTTTATAAATAGTATCTGCTTGTTGTTCTGCTATATCTTCAGCAGTTTGTTTTATTTTATCAAATGGACTTCTACCTATATTTTTAGAGAGTTGACTTCTTAACTGTAAAATTTTAGCAGCTTCAGATGCTTCTGTGAAAGTTGCTGCAGCAATTTCTCTGTATGTTACATTATATTTTCCAAAAATTTCTTTTAATTTATTATGGTGTTTTTTATCAATATTAGTTACTAGATTTATCATTCTTTCACTTACAGTTTCATTTCCTCTTAATTTACCTGTAAGCATCTTAGGTGTTAAATTACTACTAGGAAGAACATCTAATTCAATATCTCCTTTTCTAGCAGATGAAATTATATCTGTTAAAGCACCGATTACACGTTCATGGGTTTCTAAAGAAAGTCTAGCATCAAAGAAATCATCTGATAATCCTGCATTTAACATAACATCATCAGTTTTTTTCTTCATTACATCATAATTTACTCTTAATGCTTTTCCATCTTTATTTCTAATAATAGATTTTTTTCCAAAGTTTTTTTCAATACCTTTTGCTAGTTTTTCACGAATACTATCTGCAAGTTCTTTATTTTTTACATCCGTATTAGTTTTTCTAGCTTCTGAAACAGCTTTTTTTACTGCATTTTTAAATCCTTTAGAAATTTCTCCTCTTGTAATTCTTTCTGCTCTAGTTAATGACATACTCCCAACACCACCTAGAACACCTCCTGTTACTGCTCCCACTGCAGCTGTAGCAGTTGCCCTATCATAGTCTATTTCTTTTCTTATTCCTACTTCTATTTCATTTGATTGCAAAGCTAAATCTAAAAATAAAGAAGTGCTACCATCAATCATTGCACCTGTAACTACCCCAGTTTTAATTGGATTTCTTCCTACACTAGCTAGTGCATTAGTTAATAAACTTCCAACTGCTTTCTTACGAGCTGCACCCACAGTTACTGCATCTATTAATTTTGTTCCTGCGGCAGTAAAAATTGTTAAAGGGTCAGCAACTTGTATAAAAACATTTGTTCCAACTGTTCCTGCTACATCTGCCATAATTTGCAAGGCATCTTTATTTTCATACCTTGCTGAGTCAGTTAAACCTGCAAATCTATTCCAAGTTTGATGTAATTTTTTATATCGTAATAATTGATTTGCATACTTATTTGCTTCTTCTGTATCTCCTCTTTCAATAGATATTCTCTGTTTATCTTTTGTATCTTGTAACCAACTTCTTGCAAAACTTACATCTAAAATGTTTTGTGTTTCAAATCGCATATAGTCTATATAATCATCAATATAATCTTCATTAGTAGAATCTTCAATTTTTCCCCCTATTAAATTGTGAGCAGGATAACTTAACCCTTCTGCACCTTCTCCTACAATGTGGGGAAATCTATCAACTCTGTGTTGTAGATACATATTTAAAAAATCTTCATCTTTTTCTAAATCTTCTCTAGTAACTTTAGGTAAAATCTCTGATTCTTCATCTAATCTTATAAATTTTTCTTTGGGGGTTTCTTGACCTGTTGCTAAAAGACTTAAATTTCGCATTTGTCTTGTTGTAGAATCCATGATGCTTTTAGGTGCATCTACTTTTTCTACAAATGGTTCATCTGTTTCTAGGTCGGTAGGTTTAATTTCAATAGGTGTGCTTTTACCTTTATAAAGGGCATCAAATGTAGTACCTGTTTTAGCTTCAAATTCTTCTTTTGTAAGTTCTGGCATTTATTATCCTATCGTGATAAAGGTGTAAAACCTTTAATTGTAACAATTTTGTTGTCTTGAGGGCGTTTAAAAGTAATATTGTCGTATACGGGTGATTCTTCTAATATAAATTTACTATCTAATAAAACTTGTTTATTAAAATCTTTTTCACCAGTATAAACAAATGCCCTACCAGTATCGGGTCTAAAATATATCTGTCCAACGGCATAACCTTCGCCTTGTTGTGTAATTAATTCTTCACTAACAACCCTTCCATCTGCATCTCTCTTTGTGTCTATAAATATAGGTTTAAAATGATTACCTGCGTGTGCTTCTCTATCGCTATCTGTACCTGTCGCTACAGATAAATCTCCAAACACACTTTGAATACTAGCCTTATAAGCATTATTTACTAAGGGTTTATCTTTTATACCAAAGGGATAAAACCGAAAAACATTTCTAGCATACGCTTGGAATTTTTGAGCATACTCTCCTCTATCAGCACCATCAGTAAATTTTAAGTTTCCATCTCCATCTAAATTAAATCCTTTTCCTTTCATATATCGGGTATAAATATCCTTGTTAATAGATTTAAAACCTGATAAATCTAATCTTCCATAATCATCTATTTCTTTGTATATTTTATCTATTTGTGCTTTATTTAATTTAGTTCTATTTACTAAATTAGCTAGTTGAGCCTTTCGCAATTCATCTTCTTTTTTATAAGTAACAGCATCAAGCATTTTACTTCTATCAATTTTTGCTGCTGGTATAGTCATGTCTGTATCTTGTTCAGGAATATCAGAAGTTACTTCACTAATTGCTTGTTTTACTTTAGATGTAATATCTGCTCTTGCTAATAACCCTCGACCCATAATTTTTTTAGTATCGGACATTACAAATTTTTCAGGTCTATTAGCTAATTGATTAACAGTTTCAGCAAAAGTCATATTATTTAAACTAGCCACATCTGTAACAAATTCTAATGGATTATCTTTACCACTCAATCCTATAGTGTTTGCTGTTTTTGTTAAATCTTTATATAATTGTCCTGCAGCTTCAACACTCCCTGCACTTTTATATAATTGTGCTGCAAAATCATATACACTACCTGTTGTACCTTCAGGCATTAAATTATTTGCTTTAATAAGACCTGCAAAATTTTGAATAGCTGTTTCAGTGTCTTTTTTATTCTTTTTGTATTCAACCATTCTACTTTCTTCTCTAGCTTCTTGTCTTTCTCTAAATCTATCAATAGCTGAATTTGTCCTATTTAAACTATTTTTTAAATTATCATCTAGACTTTTAGCAAGACCTGCTGCAAACCCTTGTGCTTTAGGGTCTTCTATAACTTTTGATATTCTATCTGCTATTCTATTCAACATTATTTTCTCTCCTAGACATTAATCCTTTAGGTTCTTCTTTATCCATTTCTTCTTTATCCATTTCTATAGGTTCTTTTTTTATATCTTCTTTTGTTTCTTTTTCTTCTATTTCTTTTGTTTTTAATTTAGTAGTGATATTAGCAACAAGAGATGGGTCAATAGTTAATCTTTTTCTTTCTAATCCTGTTTCATACTTAATTTTTTCGCTATCTCCTATTAACATCATCATCTCAATTAAAATAGGTGTTACTAACATACCAACATCTAAAGAGTGTATACCTTCCATAACAGCACCTAATTGTAAAATACTAGCAATAGTTGTTATAGGAACACCTGTCTCCATAGTATTTACAAGTTGCTCTGTAAATTCATCTGAGGACATTCTTTCAAGGTAATAGTCTGTAGCTTCCTCTACAGTTGTTAATTCAGGAGGATTTTCCCATGCTCTTGTTCCTGTTTCAGCAGTTAATGCTTGTCCGGGAATAGGTCCATCAAATAAAGGTTCATCTTGTTGTTCAGCCATTATGTTATTTCTTTCCTACGTTTACTAATTAAATTTACTGTTTCTATAACAGATATTAAAGGTTTTGTGCTATCCTCTGATTTAGGCATCATACTAGGTCTAGACATTGGACTAAGTAATCCTCTATCATTCTTTTTTTCTTGTTTTGGTCTATTTGCATTTATCTTTTGTATATTGCTATATATTAAGATTCCGGGATTAAGCGTTCTGCTCATATCTACTTCTCCTTTTCGTATCAATTATATAATCCATTAATTTTCTAGTTATATATTTCAACATTGGTTTATCACTAATAAATTTAGCATAATCTTTACCATACCTACCATATAGAGATACAAACCATTTTGGTGCATCATATCTTAACCAAAGTCTAAATATAAACCATTTAACATTATCTCTACCATACACTTCTCTAGCTACCCAACAAAATAAATTACCAAATCCATGTTCTAATCCACCAGATATAACAGTTCCTATAAGTCCACCAATAGCAGACCCTGCTTGCGAAGAAGATGCAGATTTTTGTACTTGTTCTTTTGTTTTAGCATCTAACTCAGCAATAGATAAATCTCTCATTCTATCTAATTCACTTTCAGCAGAAGTCCATGCCCACTCCATTGTATCACGATAATACTGCCATAAATTTGAATAGGCTTGTTTAGATATATCTAAAATAGCATTTGCATTTAATTCATTAGCACGATTAACTGCTGCTGTGTCTTGTGTAGCAATTTGTCTTCTCCATTGTGCGTTAGCTTGTGCAATTACTAATTGATTTTGTGCATTAAATTGGTCACGTTGATTATTCATTTCGCTATTAAATCTATTTACAGTATTCATTTGTCCTGCATTAAATTGTGCTTGAGCATTAGATTGTGTAGCATTAAATTGACTTACTTGATTTGCTAATCCAGAAAAAAATTGGTCAACTTGATTTTGACTTGTAGCATTAAATTGACTTGCTGCATTAACTGCTGCAGCATCTGTAAACATAGATTGAACTCTTTGTTGTGCTTTAAACATTTCTGTTTGTTGTTTATTAGATAAATTAGCCATATCCATTTGTAAAAATGATTGTGCATTTTGCACAGCAGCTTGTTGTCTATTATTAAGATTAGATAAATCCATATTTGCTAAAGCACTTGCTTCGGCAACAACAATAGCTTGTCTATTAGATAGATTGTTTAGATTCATAGTATTAGCTAATCTAGAATTTTCTAGTTGTACTTGTTGTTCAGCAGTAAAGTTTTGATTAGCTATATCACTAATTCTTGCAGCATTTTGCACTCTAGTTTGAAACTCTTGGTCAAACTCTTGTCCAATAAATGTTGCTCTTTGTTGAGCAGCTAACATTGCTCTTTGTTGTCTATTAGATAAATTCTGTGTTTCAAAAGATGCTTGTAACTGTGCATCTGCTTGTGCTATAGGAAGTGCAGACTCTAATACTGCTTGAACCATAGCTTGTCCAGCCATAGAAGAAGCACCTAACCCTCTTTGTGCCATTTGTGCTTGCACACCTCTTAATGCACCTGCAGCCCAAGAGGGAGGGTTCGTTGCATCAAAGTTTGCAGTAAGTTGTGCTAACTGTCCTTGTACTGTTGCTTTTTCAGTAGGAGTTGCTGTTGCAGCTTGTATTTGCTCACTAAATTTACTTGCAGTTTCAGCATTTGCAACAGAAGATACCAATTCTCCTTGTTGTATTTGTCTTTGTACTGGACTTTCTATTAAAGTTGCTTGTCCTTGAGCAGCTTCAAGATTACCTACACTTGATGCTGTTTGTTGAGCAGCAGTTATTTTAGCTCTAGGGTCATCAGGATTTAATTGAGATGCTTGCACAGAAGCCAAAGCACTATCTACAGCAGGTGTCGCTTGTTGTGCTTGCATTAAGTTTGCTTGTGTTTCTGTAGGAACAACTGCTTGAGCTGTTGTAGCCATAGCAGTAGGAACTTGAATTGAACCAACTAACTGTCCACCTCTAGGGTCTATATATTGTCCTTCTTCACTTGGAGTATATGCAGCTTGTGTAACACCTCCTTGAGGTAATCCCGGAGCTGTCATTCTTTGCATTGTTGTTGTACCTATTGTTTGACCAGCTGGATTTCTATTTGTAGGTGTTGGTTGTGCTTGTTGGGCTCTAGATACTCCTATATTACTTATATCTTGAGCAGATGTTACACCTGTAGGAGTTTGAGTATTATCCAAATTAACAGGTCTAGGCATAGCAGGATTAGTTAGTTCCAATCTAGGTGGATTACTACCTTCTTGTCCTCTTGCAGGTGCTGTTCCACCTTGTTGAAATGCTAAACCACCTTGAGCCATTCGCATAGCTGTATTCGTATATCTTTGCATTTGCTCTTGCTTATCAGGATTTTCTTCTAAGAAAGTTCCAAACGCTTTCATATCACCTTGATAACCCATAGCTTTAGCAATCTTATTTAACCCTTCAGGTTTAAATGCTCTAAACATTGCCATCTATTATTTATCCTTTTGTAATGCTCTATCTAGTTTGTCTTCTAGTCTATGTAATGCTTCCATGACTTGTTGCATTTCATTATGCATATCACCACGAGTAGCATATTCTTCTCTTGTTTTATTTAATAATATATCTATTCTTTTTACTTCAGATACTAATGCACGAAATGTCCAAAACGCAGGAGCTATAATTAGCGTTAGAACAACATTCCAAAATATCATTGGAGATATTTCCATTGGTTAATTCCCTACAAATCTGATGGAGGTGGAGAATTACTAGATGGTGTAGTATTGTGTCCTTCTTTAGTAGCAACATCTGATTTTAAAGGTTCAATAATTATTTTACCATCACTGTCTGTCCAACCTGTATTATTATCTTTCATGTGGTCATCTTGTCTTTCGCCAACTACCATCCAACTAATTGTATCTGTGCAAGAATTATCTTGTGCTGTAATTGTTAAAATATTCCCACTTACAGAACCTTTTACTGGTGTCCAACCTGTTTCATTATTTGTGTAACAAGTTATATCTCTACACAATGCAACGAATGTTCCATCTGTCATTCCATTTGTTGTGTCAATATTTACAGATGCTGTGCCTGAAGATAATGTTGCTTTACCTCTGTAAATTAAATCTGCTTGTGGTCCTTCTATAAATGAATGTACTAAATAATGTGTATCTTTTTTACTTTCTAATGGATGGTCTATTCTAAATGAACCTGAACCCTTTGATAAAGCACCACCAATCGTAACAGAACCATCTGTATTTACTTGTAATCTGATGCCATTATTTGAAACTAATTTTACAAGTTTTGCTGCGTGTGAACCTACAGTTACATTATTTGGACTGTATAACCACATATCTGACGCTGTAGCACCATAAGCATTATAACTTGAACCTGCAATAAATAATTGACCATAAGCACTATTTTCATCATTTTGCATTTGTAAAGCAATACCAGTAGCACTTGTACCTCTGCCCTCAATTACATGAGATGTACTAAATGCACTTGTATTATCTGCAACACTTAGTTTACCAGTGCCATGCAATCTTATCCTATCTGTACCAGCAAGTTTAACATCAATTTGGTCATCTGTATCTGTCGTAATACTTGTATCTGCATCAGCATCTAAAATTAATTCTTTTCCGTTTATGTCTAAGTGTGTGCTTGTAAAATGGTACACATCACTTCCTGCAACCTTAATATCAATAACATCATCTGTACTAGCTGTAATAGAAGTATCAGAGTCAGCGTCAAGAAATAACTCATCTCCTGCTAGATTTGTAAATCCTAATTGTTTTCCTATATATGGCATATTCTATCCTTCTAATGCTTTTATTCTTGTTTCATAATCGGCACATTTAGCAGATAATTCTTTTATTCCTGCAACTAATAATGGAACAACAGCTTGATATTCTAATTGATAATATGTATCACTTGTTTCTTTTCCATCACTATCTATTTCTGCAACTTCATTAACTGGTTCTGGAAAATTATTTAAAAAATCTTGAGCAATTAAAAAACTTCTTCTAGTTCCATCTGCATCTGTAGTTTTATATTTTCCTACTACTGCTCTTAATTTATTTATTTTTGTTTCTGCATCAGTAATATTTTCAATAATATCTTTTTTTCGTTCATCTGAAGCAGCACTAAAACTGTTTCCATCATGTGCAAGTGCAACTCCATTTGCTCCATTAATTATAAAAAATTGATGACTTGAATTTGATGAAATCAAAGCTGTATCAGCATCACTAGCATTAGATTTAATTCTAACTTCAGCAGCAGCAGAACCTCCAACATTTAAACTTACCTGTGTTCCTCCAAATTGACCACTATTTGAAGGGTCTGCTATTCCTACACCTACATGACCTGTATTTTCAAATGTGGTATTTCCTATTAAAACTGTATCATCATTTGCATCTAATTTAAACATATCAGCATTGCCATTAGATTCAATTCTAAAATCTATATCACCACTACCTTCATTAAAAACAACTGCTGATGATGTAAGTGTAAAAGTATCTGTGCCACCTACTTTAAAATCAATTTGGTCATCCGTATCTGAGGTAATTGTTGTATCGTCATCTGCATCAAGAATTAACTCCGTTCCATTTAAATCAAAACCTGAACTTGTGGTTAAAAATTCTACTGGTTGTACTCCTACATAACCCATTATGTTATCTCCATTATACTCATTGTAACTGAAACTTTATCTGCTACAGAACAATCTATTTGAATTTTGTCTGTAGTTTCTAATACAACCTTATTTCCTGATAACAGTTCTAAACTTGAACCTACAGGAACTGGTGCATCTTTTACTAAAAATGTTGTTGTGTTTGTTGCTGCTCTACCACCACCACTTGTATCTGATACTAATTTTACACTAGCAGTTACTTGTGATGAATGTACGTTAGCCACCATGATACCTAAAACAACTGTAGTAGTAGAACCCGGAGTTGTATATAAATCTTCTGGAGTTCCACTGCTCGCTGGCATAACGTCATGGGAAACAACCTTAAATGTATTAGCCATCTTTTATCTCCTATCCTAAAGCTATTGCTAATGCTGTAGCTGAATCATCTGTTACTGCTTGTAATACAGATACATCCATTCTTTTTATTGTGCCACCATCACTTACTAACAACTCATCTGTTGTTGCAAGTCCACTCGCTAATTCTGTTTGACCAGAAATAACATTATCATTTAACATACCACTTTCTACTGCATCATTTGCTATTGTAACTGCTCCTGAATCACTTGCAGTTGCATCACCTGACATTGCAGAATAAATGTATTTTTTAACTCTTGTTAGTTCAGACTTTACTTCTGTTCCACCTGCACCATCATCAACAATAATTAAATCAGCATCAGCAAGGTCTGCTCCAATATCTGAAGCACCATCAATTTCTAATGCTCCAAGTTCAACTTTTCCTGCTGTGCTTATTGTACTAAGTTTACTATCTCCAATACTTCCTGCTAATTTAGATGCTGCAATACTTCCTGCTAACATTCCATTTGTTACTGAACCTGTATCACCTGTTCCTACAAGTGTTCCTGTAGCATTAGGTAATGTTGCTGTTACATTGCCTGAAAAATCACTGTGGGCAGGTGCTTGTAATTGAACATAGTGAGCATTTGAAGATTCACAATAAAATTTAACATTAGATTGAGAACCACCATTTTTTAAATCTATAACTCCTGTTTCAATACCTACATTTCCATCTATAAGAATTTGCCCTGAACCTTTAGGTGTTAGTTTAAGACTTACATTTGTATCTCCACCTGTTGCTGAAATTTCAGGTGCATTACCTGTTGCAGCATTTGTTACATCAATCTGATTAACAGCAGATGATGTTGTTTGAAATATAATCTGTTCATTACCATTTTCATCAGCAATAAAATGAGCATCATCTATTAGTATATTATGTGAGTTAGTATCTAAATTACCACCTAATTGTGGAGTGCTATCTGCACTAATTTCTGTTATACCTCCTGCACTTGAAACAAGATTAGCTACAGATACTTTTTTTAATGCACCAGCATCTGCATCATGTATAAGTAAATCATCATTTGTAGAGTCTACATCAGCCGACCCTAATTCAGACTGTCCAGTAATTACATTAGCATTTAACATACCACTTTCAACGGCAGTATTAGCGATTGTTACTGCACCATTTGCTGCCATTGATATATCGCCTGATACTGCAACAGGATTAAAGTTTGTATCATCACCAACAAGAATATGTCCTGCTGTATTTGTACCCATTACAAGGTCATCCCCTGTAATTGTTAAATCGCCTGTTACAACAACATCACCATTAAATGTAGCTTTACCTGCTAATGCCATATCAATATCTAAAGCAGTGATTGCACTAGAACCATCTGTACCTTTAATCTTAAAATTTTTATCTGCTGTACTAACTGTTAGTTCAACATCTGTACTATTATTTGCAATATCTAATATAGATGTACCACCATCTTTAAATATTATATTAGCACCACCTGCATCTAAGATAATATCAGCTACAGCATCTACTGTAAGATTATTAGCAGAGATAGTTAAGTCAGTTCCATCCCCTTCAATCTTTTCACTATCACCACCAAATACTATACCTACATTGTTTGGTATGTGTACATCTGATGTTGCAGTTAAATTAATCTTTGCACCTGATGTAATTGTTAGGTCAGTATTATCGCCTTCAATCTTTTCACCACTACCAAATGTGATACCTACATCTGCAGGAATAACTACATCAGCAGTAGCAGTTAGGTTAATATTGTTACCTGTAATTGTTAGGTCAGTTCCATCACCTTCTATCTTCTCTCCATCATCTCCAAATGTTAATCCAATATTTGCAGGTATATTTATATCACCATTTGACCCAACAGTAATAGTTAAGTCTGTTCCATCTGATTCTATTTTTTCTGCTGTAGCAAAAGTTAATCCTACACCTGATGGTATATTTACATCTGCTGTTGCTGTAAGATTAATGTTATTACCTGTAATGGTTAAATCAGTTCCGTCACCCTCAATCTTTTCTCCATCATCACCGAATGTCAATCCAATGTTTGCAGGAATATTAATATCTGCACCTGAAACTAAATTAAGGTCAGTGCCATCACCATGTATATATTCTCCACCCTCGTCATTAAAGTATAATCTTTTTGTACCATCAATAACTACATCATCACTAAATTTAAAATGGTCTTCATCTTCCATCCAAGTAAGAACACCATCATTTGTTTCACCATCAAATGTTACAGCAATATCTGTACCTGTTGTGCCATCACCGATTGTAATAGCAGTTCCAAGTAACTTAGTAATAGGTCCACCTTCTGCTGTTGTACCATCATGTGTATGACCTGTACCTGAAGCAAAAGCAGCTAGTAATTGATTAAATTCATCATTACTGTGTGCTGCTGTAATTGTATCTCCATCAGAGTATGTGGATTGTCTTGTATAGGTTGCTCCCATGTTATCTCCTTGCTCCTACATCAAATTCTAATTGAAATCCTTTTAGTGCGTATGGAAGTGAAACAGCATTATCTACAATTTTTAATGCTATTGCAAACCCACTTCCTTCTATTGGTTGTCTTGTAAGTGGTGTAGATTGACCACCATATGTTGAAGTATTGTATGTAGCTGTTCCATATATTGCTACAACTTTTGAACTATCAAACGGATATGCTGCAGGATTTGCAACATCAGGTGAATCATAATCATATCTTAAAAATAAATCTGTATTTAAAGCACCTTCAGGTGAATAGTTTATAATTGCACGTTGAAAGTTTTTTCTAATTCCTGCATCACCCATTGTTAAATCAGGTGAACGATACTTTCCTATTATAGTTGTGCTATCAAACTGTGAACCTTGTTCTTGTCTAAATACATAAGAGTTAGTACCAAATCCTCCATGTAAAATGACAGAGTCGCCTGAAACGATTGACGTATCTGTACAGTTTGGTTGTATTCCTTTTAGTTCACTAAACTCATAACCACTGTCTTTACGAACACATATTATACCTTTTGTGTTTGCTTCTGTCAAGTCTGAATTTGCAAAGAATATTCTATACTGTGTTTTTTCAGGAATAACTAAACTTACAAATTCATCTACATCTGTTTCACCTGAGAATAAACTTTGAACAGGTCTACTAATTGTTCCTAATTCTACGTCACCAATTCTAGCTGTTGCTGCTACAGTTCTTAAACCATCTTTACTTAAAAAAATTAAATCTCCTGCAAATTCTTGAATTGTAAATCCATTTACACATCCTATATTTCTAGTAATTGGTGTTATTGCAAAGTTAGAACT